TCATTTACATCGTTCCAGTAAATTTCATATGGGTTTCCTGTGTAGTAGATGTTTTCACTAGACGATCGAGTGTGATAGTGACCGCTGAAGACCTTGGTGAACTTTGCAAATAATTTGCTCTCATGACCATGTTCCATGATGCATTGTTTATTAGCTGCAAATCCTTTGAGTTCAAGGTGCCCCATCGCACATTTGCAAGTTGTATTTTGCACAAATTTGAAAGTGCTTTCAGAATTTTCATCATTAATCCATGGTATAAAAAGTACGTTTAAATTTCCCAAAGAAACTTCCTTTGGATCCGAATATACAGTTACATTATCATATTCACGAAGCAATAGATCAACTGCATTTACACTATTTGTATTTTTATAAAATGCTGTATGATTACCGACAATTGTATGAATATGACATCCCATGTCATTTAGGACATCATAATAATTATCTTTTGCCCACTTTAAAGAACTAAAATTAATTCCAGTTCTATTATCAAAGGTATCTCCCATATCAACAATGGTGGTAATCCCATATTTTTTAAGATATGGAAAAAATACTTCTTTGTAAAACTTCAAAAAATAATCATGAAAGAGTTTTGAATTCTTTCTAGCACCAAAATGTTGATCAGTAATAAGAGCAATTTTCATGCGTTATCGTTGCCTATGTTTCGTAATTTAGAATACACTGCATCCTTGATACTATTGTAATCTGAATATGTTGAATTGTCAACTGGATTATCATTTGTAAATACTTGATCATATCCAGTCTTCTCAAGAATTTTATTTTTAATATCTAACTGCTTCTTCTCTTTCTGAATTCTTCTTAGAAATGCATAATGAATGATTTGAGTGAAATATGCAAATGGATTTGTAGATTTTTCTGGATTAAAGTTGTGAATATATTGAATACAATTCTCTACACCATCAGAGATCATATCATCTCTAAAAATATAATTAACAAAATTTGGTTTATAGGAAAGATGAGTTGCAATCTTCAGAAAACACTCTCCAAGATAATTTGTGATTCTAGGTTTTGGTTTTCCTTCTTCTTCTGCTTTAAGAATACTTTTTTTGTATTCAATAATTGCATCTAAAAAATCTTTGTTATTAACATAATGTTCGGATTGCTTTCTTGGCATTTCATCTCTACCTGTAATTCAGAATGACTTTATTCTACCATGGCTTGACAAAGTTGTAAAGTACGATTAGAATAACTCTGTCAGGGTTGATAAGAAAGGTATTAGCTTTTATATAGCTTCTCTAAGTATGTTCTAGCTTTATCGATATCATTTAGATAACCCATTTTTCTACTTAGATTGTGTCTTTGGAATTCTGAATTTGTTTTTCTCCAGAATGACTTATACATTTTTATAATATTTTCATCATGACATTCTACAATAGTTAAAACATTATCCATATCAATTAAAATCATATCTGTAGTTGTTGTCTTTAACCAAGGATCTATTTTGTAACAAGGTTGTCCTCTAACAATAACTTCATCAATTGTAACTGGATTTAGTAATACTAGAAATGTTTTATCACCTTCGTCAGAAGGTGATATCAATGAGAATATTTCCTCAGAATTTTTTAATTTAATTGTTGCATGAAACTCTTCGTAATTTTTTTCCATTATTCCTTAATGTCGATATTGATAATTTCATAATTAAAATCTTCTTGATTATAAATTTTTATTCTTTCAATTAAATGATTTAAAGTATAATTTTTTGTTCCTCTGATTGTACAATCATCAGAAATATCATATAAGATTGCTTTTGTTTTATTTTTTCCTTTTCTTAAAACTCGGCCAATTGATTGTAAATTTCGTATTCTTGATTTAGAAGGACTAGAAAAAATAACATTATGAAGATTTCTAATGTTAATTCCTGTGGAGAAAGTTCCATATGAAGCTACGATAATTGCATTAGTTTCATTTTCAGTAATTCTTCTTACTTCCTCTCTTTCGTCAGTATTGACGCCACCATGTACAAAAAATACTTTTCGGTCTTGACCTACCTTGCTATTTATTTGATTAAAAAGTGGCTCTCCATGTGCGGCAACCCGACTATAAAGAATGAGAGTATTTCCATTCAAGTCTTTTGCTAAATTAGTAATAAATTTATTCCTTTTTTCATGATTGATTAAATATTGTATTTCATCTTCATATGTTTCAAATTTTTGAGGATTATGCTTTAATATCAGACATCTAATATCTAGATCAGAAACATGACCTTTTTGCATAAGTTCACTAGTTCGTGTTACTCTATAGCAAGGACCAAATAATCCCTCCAATACCCACTTATGAGTTTGAGTTCCATCAAGAGTTCCTGTAAATCCATACCTATATTTGGTATGATGAAGACTAGTCATAATTTTAATTAATGACTTACTCTTAAATAAATGTGCTTCGTCACCAATGACTACATCAAAATCTTCAAAATATTTACGATCTAGCTTATAAATAGATTGCCAAGTTGTTACTGTTACGGGGAGATCAGTTTCTTTCTCTCTTCCAGCATATATTTTGTGACAATATGACTCAGAGTTCCACCCATAATCCCGAAAATCAGAGACGAGTTGATCTACTAGACTGGTCGTTGGGACGACTACAAGAATTTTTCGATTCTTATCCATATGATATCGCACGACGGCGTAAATCATCAGACTTTTTCCTGACGCAGTTGGACTTAGCAGAATCTTTCTGTTATATCTTAGAGCATCATAAACTGCTTCAATCTGATAATTTCTTGGAGTCAGTGAAGTAATAGAGTTTATATAATCTTTAACTCCTTCCATACTGATCTCTTTATTCATTTCAAAGGGTTTGCCGTAATAATTGTTTGTGACAAACTCATATGAATAATTATAATTTGAACAGAATTCAACTAATCGATGTAAAAGACCAATATAAAGTCTTTTAGTTCTCATATCGAATAAGTGTATTTCCCCATTCCAATGTTTACTTCTGTATTGAGGCATAAATTTTGCACCAGGAACCTCAAAACGAAAGTGATCTCTTAATTCATATTCGATGTGAGGTTCTGTAGTAATTTTTAAATATACTTCATTTACTTTTTCAATCGTTAGATTTGCCATATTACATATTATTAAATTTATATTCGAGGATTAATCTATAAAAATTATCTCTCATTGCAATTAAATTTTCTTGTTCTTCTGGATCTCCCCCAGACCATTTCTGCACTGCCTGAGAAAGACCCTCATGAATTAGAGTGATTCCTTTTATGTTTAACTCTATCGAATAATATTCATCATCTTCCATTATCCCAACCCTGCACTAAATCTTAAAAATTCAATTGAATTTTTTATTTGATAAGTTCTATTAGAAACTTGTTTAAGAATGCTGTCAATATAATTGATCATAACTTGATAATATTCAATTTTCATAGAGACTGTTGAAAGTTTTTCATCAGCATCAAGATATTTTTGCATCGCATCCTTGTCTCTAACCTTTTTCGGGAAAGGATCTTTTACGTAAACATCTGGATCAGATTTTCCAGAATAATATTCATACCTTTCATGTCGAATATTTTTTCTTTGCTGCTCTGCTTTTGTTTTTAATAGAACTAAATTGTTGTAAATTTCATAATATTTTGCATGTAAAACAGGAACTTTTAGTGATTCTTCATGCAAGTTATCAATATCAATATGAGAATCTTTTTCCCACATTGATTTAATCATTTCAATGTCAAATGTCATACTGATCTTGGTTCGTTATACTCGTTTGTTATATCGTATATACTATACTTAAATGTTGCCGTACATGTAAAGTATTGAATGTCCGTATCTGTTGCGTCAAATTCAATATCAGATAATGTTGTTGGAAACATATCTTTAAACTTTACAAAATATTGCACGTTTTCTTTACTGGTTAGAATTTGTAGTGTTCCATCAGAATACAAATTCATTTGTTGATGTGAACTGAAAGGTTCACCAGTTAGAGTGGACTCTCTTTGTAAATCATAAATTTGTTGAAGAGATTCTGGAAACCCCAGTCCCCTAATCCAATTTTGAAGTTCTAGATAGTTTTCTAAATTTTCATCAACTAAAAATCTTAAACTAAAATCATTAAATGTCAATATATCACCAGGAATTGGTATCATTTTAAGGTATGTCGGTTGCTGCGCTACACCAAGATCCAATCCAGGTAAATTTACAGAATTTGTAAAAAATGAAACTTTTGGTGCTCTAGTTAGATTAAATTTAAATCCTACTGGAGACAAAAAATTTCTATTCTGAATTTGTCTTTTGTAAGCATTTGACATAATTCAAAAACTAGAGGTAATCTATTTATTCCAGTCCCATTAAGTACTCTAACAAAGAGTCTTTTAATTGTTTCTCTGTTAAAGTTGGTTCTTCTTCCAAATATTTCTCTAAAACATACACACAATGATTTTTTATTGCCTCATCACTTGACCATGAAAGTCTATCGTTTACAATATCTCTTGGTGTTTTTAGCATGATTGTTTTTCTGCTATATTATGTATGCATAAAAAAAGAGGGTCCGAAGACCCTCTTAAAGAAATGTGATTAATTAATCACATTAGGTTCTTAACGGTTACACGTCTGTAGTAACGGTTAGAGTTGGTTTGTAGTCTACCAAGACCCTGACTAGAAGCATCACCTTCTGCGAATGGGTTAGCAACCATTCCATAACGGGTCTTGAAGCCGATCTTAGGCTGGAAGGTGTTCTCACCAACTGCACGTACCATCTGGAGAGGTACATATGGGCAGTAGAAGAGACCTGCGTCATAAGGTGAAGAACCCTTATAACCTGCAACGTAATACTGGTTAGCAGCATTGTTTGCAGAATATGGATCGATGTAAACACGGAACTTACCGAGTAGAGTACCAGCAAAGGTGTTGCCGGTGTCATCGACGTTAAGGTTAGCATTGAGTGCTGGGGTGTAATCAAGAACACCAGCCATTGCTAATGCAGAAGCAACGTCTGCAGAGCACATGATTACGTTGCCCTTTCCTCTACGAGTTCTTTGTGCAATCTGGTTTGCATCACGCTCGATTTGGAAGAGTAGACCCTTGAACTTCTCAACAGACCAACGACCGTTGGAGTCGATGTCTAGGTCAAACTCACCAGCAGTTGCGGTGTTGACGGTAGCACCTTGCTCAGCAACCTTGTAGATGGTTCTGATGACTTCACGGTTGATCTCAGCAAGAATCTCTGTGGAGAGAATATTTGCGAGTTCAGCCTCAGCATTCAGACCGTGGATTGCCTTAATGTCTTGTGCTAGTTCTAGGGAGTATTCTGCCTTGAGTGCTCTGGACTTTGCAGTCACAGTAACTTTCTCAATGCTGAATGCCATCTCGTTGAACTGATCGGTGACGCCGAGGTTCTCAGCATCATCAGTTCTCATGCCCTGACCAACGTTATATGCTAGTTCGTCAGCAGATGCGGTTGGGTTGAGGACGGAAGGATTGCTACCAGACTGTGCGGTAGTACCCATACCAGAAGCAACACCAGACATTCCAGAGGTGTTGTTAAATCCAGAATCCTGTCCAGAGAATGCAGTATCTGCTTCGTTGAACAGTGCTTCGGTTCCACTCTGGCTAGTATAGCGGGAACGCATTGCAAAGATGAGTCCAGTAGGACCACTCATTGGTTGAACACCTGCGAGGTCATATGCGACCAAGTTAGGCATAGAACGTCTGATTAGAGAAATCAGAACTGGGTCGAAACCTGCGGTGGTGTTATCGTTTCCTGAGGAAGTATAACCACCATTACCAACTGCGTTGGTTGGTGCCTCAGCAAGGAAAGATCCAGAATTATTGAAGGAATTCTGTTCTCTTAGGAATTTTTCTTGGTTTTCTAGCAGGACTGCGGTAACTGCTCTCTTATGGGAATCTTGAATGTTATCAAGACCCTGATGGTCGAGAACTGGTGCCCACTTCTCCTGCAATTGCTCGGAATTGAACATTGCGGTTTACCTATAAAGTGTTTGTTTTTGTTTGATTAATATTAAAATCAGTTTTTAGCAAATGAAGATAGTGTCTTCAGGTATGCTGCCATTGACCCAGTAACTTCTACTGGAGCAACATCTCCACCTTCGGATAATGTCTCAGTTTTTGCCACTGAATTTGCTTTGGAAGAAAAGTATGATTCTCTTAGCATTTCCAGTTTTTCACGATATCTTTCTTCACTTTCAAACTCTACACTTTCAGCAAGTGAAGCGAGCTTCTCTTTCTGAGTGTCTGCAAGACCATCAGATACTTGATCAAGAATTCCCTCTGCTACAGCCTCTGCGAGTCTGGAGTTTAGGGAAACATTTTTCTCAATCTGCTCGTTGAGTTTAGTCTCCATTTCATCAAGTTTTTCTACCATGCTATCAAGTACATTATACTTATCTTCAGGAATAGTTACATAATGTGCTTCAAAAAGTTCCTTCATACCAGTCATGAAGGACTCAGTCATTTCTGTTTTTAGTGCATTTTCGATAACGAGTTGGTTCTCAGTGAACCACTCATCAGAAACATATTCTAGATAAGAATCTACACGTTCAGAAAGTTCTACTTTTGCTTCAGAAATTTCTTCAGCAAATGCTTCTGCGTATTGCTTCTCTAGATCTTCTTTAATTTCTGCAACTTTAGAATTGATTGCAGCTTCAAATATAGTTTTTGCTTTTTCTCTAAACTCTTCGGAAAGTTCTTCTTCACCTAGAAGTGCATTGACATCCTCTTCAATGTCATACTCCTCAACTGCTTCTTCGTCAATTTCTTCCTCAGACTCAGCAACAATCTCTTCCTCCTGAGTCCCTTCTTCAGAAATTTCTTCTTCGATAGTGTCTTCATTTTCAATGTCCTCATCTTCTTTCATTTTTTGCATTGAGTCTGCAGCCTTTGCATTCTTATTAACAACATCCCTAACTTGCTTCAATGTTGCAGCTGGTTCTTTAAGTTTTGCTGAATCGTCGTCAGACTTATAATTCTCGGGAGTAGGACCACCGAGATCTTCTACAGAAGCAAGTTGGGTTCCAGGATCTGCCATTGTTGGCATAGGATCTG